ACTCTTTACCATGCACTTTAAATCTAGTGCCTGAGTAAGACCTCATTAGAATCCAATCACCTTTCTGGCAATAAGGGCCATCAGGAAATCGCTTAGGGTCATTGTAAGCACCAGCTCCCATTTCGAGAACCATGCCAACAATAGACCCTACTTCCTCATCACGAATTGTCGTATGTGCCTTTAGTATGCCACCTTCCGTCAATTCATCAGGCTCTGGTAGAGCGATCAACAGCTTAAACCCTTTGGGGGTAGGCAACTGCTTTGCCTTGCGAGAATCATCCTCTTCAGGTGTCTCGTTATTTGCTAATGCTTCAGACATTAGTGTTCCTTCAGCACTGGAAATTAACGTCCAGAGTCGCTTGCACCGCTTTTGCGGCGAATTACGTCGATTCAGCCCTCTGTTTGAGGTCTAAAATCTCACGTTCTGCTAGTGCTAAACCCTCGATAATGCCGCAAATTTTGGCATATTCGCCGTAATCTTTGCAGCCACCACCGCTAACGTGGTCAGCATATTCATTCATTTGAGATCTAATCGCATTTTTTAAGTGATCAAATACGTTGTCATGGATGTTAGTCACCCATTAGCTCCTTAGCGATCTCAACGCCAATCTTCATCCCATCAAGTTGTTCTTTTGAAGCGATACGTCGATCTTCAAGTTCTTGTTGTGTGTTCGTTTCAGAGATACGAGCACCAAGTCTGCCTTGCTCTATCTGCATTTGTTGATCAAGACGCTGCTTATCAAGCTGAGCCTTAGCCATTAGCTTTTGTCCTTCTAACTGAAGCTTAGCTTGATCTGCTTGAACCTTAGATTGGGCAGCCATCTCTTTAATCTGCAACTCTTTCTGCTGCATTTGGACAAGAGGATCTTTAGCTTGCTCTTGAGCCTTCTTCTGCTGAGCCTCTTGCTGGTTTTTACCTTTAAGTTGTTCAGCAGCCATGCTTGCAAGCTGAGATATTCTGAATTCAATATCTTCAGGTAAAGCATCTCCTGGTGGTGGAAGCTCAAACCCAAGTTCTTTTTCAACATCCGCTCTGTATTTAAACGCCAAGTGCTCTTGAACGTGAGCGGAAAGCTCTGCCATAGCCTTTTTAGCGTTAGGGCTTTTACCCATAACTTCCAAGACTTTGGGGTCTTGCGCCATAGCCATGTGCGTTTGTATGTGAGCTTCATGATCTTGATAAGCAAATGCCTTAACAGGCTTGCCATTTATGATGTTCATGTTCTCGCTGACAGGATCTGTAGGCTTCATGTCATCATCCGTAGGCACAATCTTGTCTGCGTCACGGATATTAAGGATTTCTAGCATTTGACGGTGCAATAACGGCAAGTCATACATCTCAGGGGCTTGTTGAGCCAGTTGAAGTGCTGCTTGATACTGCATAATCCGTTGAGCCATCGTTCCTGCGTTAGGATCGCTGACTGGAATGATGTCTACGCGGTCATCAAAATCAGAACCCACTAAAGGCTCTTCATCTTCATCGTATGGGTAAGCTTCTGGCCCAAAATCGCGCACAATACCGCTTAATAGACGCAATTCCACCTTCATAGAGGCATGCATACGGGCTTGAACGGCGCTCATAACCTTCATTGACCGCTCTAGTATCGCTAAAGTGGTTCCAACAGGCGCTTCCGCGTTCATATCCGCTGCTTTTACGTCCGCAGCCGAGGCAAAACGCCTTCCTTCCTCTACAATGTCGCCCATAAGCTGGTATAAGACCGTGCTTGGCTCTTTGTAGGGCAAGAAACTGATATTTTCTTTGATTGATCCGCCAGGAACGTCCACATCACGGAATTCACCAGGCATAATCGGGGTATCATCACCCTTAATTCTTAATCCTCTAGCTTTTAAGCCCCCTGGTAGGTTGGCTAGGGTGCCTGCATCTACCAATTGACGAAGCAATGAGGTTGCTGACTTGGCTAAACCGCCAATCATGTGGATAAGACCGAATCCATAGAAGCCAAGACCAGGCATATACTGGTAGTGAACAAAGTGCTCACGCTTCATTTGATATTCATCGTTCTCATACCAGTTACGACGAATCGACAACACGGTTCTAGAGTTAAGTTCGATAGAAACAACATAAGGTAACTGAATACCCGTAGGCTCACCCTTGGATGTGTCTTCAAATCCAACCAAATCTAGATCAACCATCATCTCTAGAATAGTGTGACGAGAATCTAAGTCGTAATTAGCTGAGTCGCCAGTAAGCTCATTGTACTTTCGCTCGATATCATCGTAGTCAGGTGCTGCGGACGGGATATCTACGTCCGCGTAGAAGCCGTTAATCTGCAACTTACGGATATCATTCGCGCTACGCTTCATGATGTGCGTTGCTCTTTCGCAAGTCACAAGGTCAGAAGCTCCGTAGCTAACAACAAAGTCTTCGGCAGGCACAAACATACTGCAAGGCCGACCCATCGTTGGATCAAAATAAACCTTACGGAACGCTGATCCAGCTAACGGCAGAGAGAACAACATACGCTCTGTCTCTGAGCGGTACTCAGTCATCTTCTCAGTCAACAAGTAGTTAAGATAATCTTGAACTCGATTAGCTTGCTTCTCTTTGTCCGTGCTCATAGCGCCAACGACAGATGTCTTGACTGGGCCTTTAGCAGGGAAAAGCTCTTGTATTGCCTGAGATTGGAATTTTATTACTGACTCGGTCAGTAAGGGGTGGAATACGCCACAAGCGCCATCCCAAGGGGTAGTTCTATTTTCGTGCTTTAATCCTAGAAGATCCAAACCTTCGATATAGGTTCGCTCCCAGTCAGCACGACTTTCTTTATCTGACTTAAAAGCACCGACAAGATCAGAAGCAAGGCTTTGCAACTCTCTGTCTTCAATGTACTCAGCAAGGTTGGCATCATGAGGTATTTCCTCATCCATACCACCGTCTGCATCAAACTCAAAAATCATACCCCCGTCATCCGTTCCAATCGAAACAGATTCTGGATTTACAATTTCAATCTCTAGCGCAGGCTCATCGCCTTCGGCAGGAGAGAATATTGTATCTGGAGTTGCTAACGGACGATCAATTGCCATCTAACCGTTCTTTGTGAATTTTTGGGGTCTAGCCGCGCCAGAACCTCTAGCTACGCCGCCGCCTTCCATACGAGCTACTTTCGCAACACCGCCGTTAGCGTACATCTTAGATCCCATTCGCATTTTGTTTGGCGTTTTGCCACCACTTTGTGCAAGAAATGCTGGAACCATTTCGCCGTCTTTTTCAGCCATAGGCATTGCTTTGCCGCCAGCAGCGTAGCCCTTAGACTTCATCTTGGTCTTACCGCCAGCCATCATGCCTTTGGTTTTCGTCTTACCGCCAGCCGTCATGCCTTTGGTCTTCATCTTGCCGCCGCCCATATAACCTTTAGTCTTCTTCATCAGAATCCTCCGCGTATAAATTATCAAAAACTCTATTAACGTCTAACGTGTAATCTAGGTCAGACTTACTATAATGTACTTGTTGAGAAGGCCTGAAGTCAGGTGCTCCCTCTCCACTTTCAAACCAAGCTGGATGAGTAACCCTAACACGGTTATTAGGTAGCGCCACGATATTACCCGTGTAAGGGCCAGCATTCAACAATTCCATAACATGGCTCTGCTTGTGTTGAGCAGGGTCATCAGCTATCTCGTTGTCAGTGTAATCCACTGTGAACATGTACTTAGCTGGATAAAATTCTCCATCCACTTTAGCAAGCCAAGGACTCGGAGAGGCTCTTTCAAGTACATATACAGAATGTTCCCTAGAACTACAATCCCAAGGTTGTGCCGCATATACAGGCATTGGCTCAGGCCACTCCTGAAACGGCGTGTCAGCAACTAGAGCAGTTATCGGCATCCTAGCCCACATAGCACCGCCATGAACATTAGGCTCGTCAGTGTCATAGGTCTCTGCGCCAGTGAATATTAGTTGAAAGCTAAGGCAGCGTTTAGGCATCGTAGTAACGGCAATAGCCATCGCGTGGATAAACTCACCATGATATTTCTGGTGGTTGTGAGTGTATTCTTTCCTGACCCAGCATTTGAAGTAAGGAATATTACTCTGCAAGAACGCCATTAACTAACATCTCCATAAAAAGTTTCTTCCCACTTCTTGTGCCTTTTGATCGGCTCCTTGAAGTACGGTAAGAACCTAGCCATGTAAACCACGAAATGGTTTATCCAACTCAGTGGACGAGGCAAGGGTCTCATATAATCTAAGAATAACACGACGCGGGTGTTGTCAGTCATATTAAC